CAGAAGTTTGTTTTTTAAACTTCTTTAATTCCTCTCCAGATTTTTTCTCATCTGTTTTCTCAGGCATAAAGGTTTTCACGTAGATAACGTTCACCTTTCCAAATCCCTGTCTGCGTTTCTCAATCAGACCAATTCCTGTTTCGTCATCCAGTTCTCTGACATTTCTTTGTCCTCTTTTCTTTGAATTATGAAAGAAAAATTATCCCTTCATATAACGAAACGCTCAGAGCCTGTTTTACAGTGGTCAAAAGCAAATTTTTTTACTTTTTTTCTTACGAGTTTTCTTGCGAGTTTTTTTAATGCCACTCGTAAGAAGCTCGTAACATTAGATTTCTGCATTTTCTTGAAATTAAGTAAAAGAAAAAGAGCATATGGAATTGAATCCATACACTCTATGATTACTGAAACTTTATTTCATTTTTAATTCAACAAACTGGAAGTTGACTATCAACTGATAATCAAAAATATCATTCCTAAAATTGCAAATCCTTCACAGATCGCAATTATCTAAAATCTGTCGAGCTCTTCGTATAGAAAAACAGTAATTTCATTCTTTCGAAATTTTTAATTCTACGTCTCCGTTACTCAGCAATTCTACAACCTCACGCTCTGGCATATTCATTTTTCCCAGTCTTACCTCTTGTTTATCATCGTTCACGGAATCCTTGTTAGAACTACCACATGCAACCAAACAGGCTGTGAGGATAATTTCCAGAATAACTGATAAATATTTCTTCATATGGCTACACCTAGTTCTTTATTATTTCTTTTCATCAAGCAAAATAACACCTTGTGCCGGATTTTTATCAATTGCACCAACTATCTCATGTGGAACATATGGCTCTTCAAGATATGCAAGGTCTTCGGCAGTTAATTTAATGTCAAATGCTCCGGCTGAATCATCCAGATACTGCGTTTTGGTTGCCCCAATAATAGGCGATAGAATTCCCTTTGCCCACTGCCATGCAATGGCTATCTGGGACATTTTGCAGTTATACTTTTCGGCAAGCTCCGCTACACGTTTAACTATCTGCATGTCTTCCGCTTCAGTCTTATCATATTTTCCCATGGCAACCCTATCCGTGGTTCCACGAAGAGACTCTGATTTCCACTGTGGTCTTGCCAGATGTCCGGCTGCAAGAGGGCTATACGGCATTAACGAAACTTTCATTTGCTTACAAATTGGTAGCAATTCTCTCTCATCCTCTCTGTAAAGCAAATTATAATGATTCTCCATCGCAGAAAATGGTGTCCATCCATTGTCTCTTGCGGCTAACTGCATATTATAAAACTGATATCCATACATGGCAGATGCACCAAGTGCCCTGACCTTTCCTGCTTTTACCAGATCGTGCAGTGCTTCCATAGTTTCTTCAATTGGTGTATCATAGTCAAATCTATGGATGATATATAAATCAAGATAGTCGGTTCCAAGACGTGACAGAGTTCCATCTATTTCCCTCATGATTGCCTGTCTTGATAAACGACCTTCATTAAAATATACCTTGGATGCAATCACAACCTGATTTCTCGCTACATTTTTCTTCAATGCTTTACCTAAATATTCCTCACTTGTTCCTGCTGAATATCCATTTGCTGTATCAAAAAAATTATATCCCAAATCAAGTGCATGCTTGATAACATTCTCACTTTCAGCTTCATCCAACGTCCAGTCATGCATGGTTCCAGCTTTCCCAAAACTCATGCAGCCCACACATAATTTTGACACTTCTATATCTGTATTTCCGAGTTTACCGTATTCCATAGTGCTCTCCTTATCTTAATCCAGCGTACTCTTTCTCCGATACCGCCTCACACCACTCATTGGAACAATCCACTCCCGGCACCTCAATTGCCAGATGGGAAAACCATTCATCCGGAGCGGCCCCATGCCAGTGCTTTACATCTACCGGAATGTTAATACAGTCACCCGGTTTCATTTCTACCGCATCCCTGCCTTCTTCCTGATAAAACCCTCGGCCGGCTACACATACTAAGATCTGCCCGCCACCGCTTTTTGCATGATGAATATGCCAATTATTCCTGCATCCGGGTTCAAATGTCACGTTGAAAATGCCAACCTGAGAAGTGGAAATCGGTGCAAGAAAACTTCTGCCAGAAAAATACTGTGCAAAGCCATCATTTGGTGCACCAATTGGAAATACCATCTCTTTTGCATGCACCCGCATTGCTTCCTCTTCGTATGGTAAATCTCCTTCACCTGCCTCCCACACTTCCTTTGCAAGATTGAAAACAGCCCATGCTTTTGGCCATCCTGCATAAAATGCGACATGTGTGATTACTGCGGCAATCTCTTTTTGTGTTACACCATGATTTTTTGCATTTTGAAGATGATATTTTAAAGAAGAATCTGTAATTCCGGAAGCCATCAGAGCAACCACTGTGATGATACTTCTTGTTTTTACGTCGATGTCCTGGTTATTCCAGTTTTCGCCGAAAAGTACATCATCGTTAAAATGTGCAAATTCCGGTGCGAATTCACCAAGTGTATTTCTTCCTGCTGTCTGTACTATTTTTCCCATTTTCTGTATACCTCCATAGCACTGTTATTTATAAAGATTTTACCCACTCACTGATTTCCTGTTTTGTTCCACGGTTTAACAGGCTGCCTTCTGTGATAACCGCATCCGGTGCAGATGGCTGTAATTCCTTTACAGTATTACCGAATCCACTTCCACCGGATGTTGCAAAGAGCACAATCTTTTTGCCACTGAAATCATAGGCTTCCAAAAATGTATTGACAATTGTCGGAGCTACATACCACCACCATTGAGTGCAAATCCAATGATTTTAGGAAGCCTTATGATTCATACCTTTACAGTCACCGTACACCCTCAGAAACGTGGAAAGAAAACCGTGTGATTACAGAAGTCTGTTGACCTCTCTCTGCACAGCAGTATAATCATATCCTGCGGCAGTCAACTTGTTCTTACGGTCTGTACCGTTACCCCACTTACCTGCGATAACTTCCTTCGCAATCTGAGTCACAGATTTCTTACTGGAAGTGCTGCCCTTTGCCAGTTCATTGACTTTCGCCTGAACCTGAGAGTAATTGTACCCGGCAGCTTCCAGTTTCTTCTTACGGTTATCACCGTTACCCCACTTACCTGCAAGCACCTCTTTTGCTACTTCGGTAATGGACTTTGTAGGTGTGGTAGTTTTACCGCCTGCAAGTCTGTTTACCGCAGCCTGCACCTCAGAGTAGTTATATCCTGCGGCAGTAAGAGCGTTCTTTCTGGCATCACCATTCCCCCATGCACCTGCAAGAACTTCCTTCGCCACTTCATCTATAGATTTCTTTGTAGACGGAGTTACGGTAGAAGTACCACTAGAGAACTTCGGAGTAATGAAGCCACGGATGTATTTGCCATTGACAGCAATGTTTCTGTAGCCTACAGAGTCATTCTTATTACCCTCAATGATCTTGATTGTAGAACCGCTGACAGACACTACAATACCTACATGATCGCTCCATCCGGTACAATCACCTACACCGTTGTCATCCCAGTCGTACAGGATCACGTCACCTGTGGACGGAATATAGGCATCATTCTCAACCCAGATTCCTGCTTTCTTCGCAAGGTTAATCATGTTCTCACAGGAACACTCCACGCAAGGGAAGATGTTGGAAAGTCCAGTTGCAATGAAAGCGGCAGATGTAGATGTAGCACACCAAGCATCGTTAACAGTCATCTTGTATCTGGTGCAGAGTCCAGAGTCGTTGAACACTTTCAGGATTGCTTTGTGTTCAGCACTTCCTTCTTTGATTCCTACATATTGTGCAAGCCAATTAACAGGCTTCTGTCTATCACTCATATTAGTTACCCCCTTATCATACTTCGTAAGATTGTACTGGTCAATAAGTTTCATGTTGTTTGTCACATAGGTAGAACTTGTGGCATATCCGTCAGCCTTGATGGTTTCCAGATATTTCTTCGGATTAGTGATCCCTTTAAGATTCTGATATCTGGCAAGCTGAATGAACTCAAAGTAACCCCTGATACCTTCCTCCATAGAATCATAGACACGGAAATTGTCTTTGATCGTAGTCAGCGTACCTACGGTGTACTCTTCCTGAGTAGTCATATTGACACTCTTGCCTGTCCACTTCGTACCGCATTTGAGTCCGAAGTAGTTATGATATCTGGCAGCAAGTTTGGAATTGCCCCAACCAGATTCAAGAATTGCCTGTGCAATGATCGGGCTATGTACTTTGATCCCATATTGTGCTGCATACTTCTGTACGAACTTCGCTACTTGTTCAATAAATTCCTGATTCGTCATAATGTATCACTCCTTTGTGAAGAGGGGAGAATGGCTCTCCCCTGTGCTTACTGATCTGTGTTATCCACAGAGTCAGATTTCTTTTTAAGTACCTCAATCGCAGATGTAATTGCCGGGGGAATGTTAATCCCCATAAGACCTGCATTTTCCACAATAGAAATAGTCTCATTCGCAATAAAAGCAATCACCACTGCATCTCTGATAAAATTCGTCCCGGTCACAAGATCAAGGCGTGTGGCTACCAGAACCATCAGAAGAGTAATGCACTTACGGCACAGCCCCTTCCATCCTGCTCTTGACTCCAAAGCACCGTTTTCCGTTTTACCGGAATTATGGAACACACCTGCCACAAGCAGACCTGTCACATAATCAATAGCCATGAAAATTACCAGTGTTACCAGTGCGGCATCCCAACCGCCAAACAGAGAAGCAATCACGCTTCCAACCACTCCGATAGCTGTACAAATTCCATCCTTCATCATCTCTTTAGTCCTCCTGTTCATCATAGTCCTCCCCGGTAATCTCTTTGAAATTCTCCGGGCTGATCCATCCCTTTACTACTGCGTCCCTGACTCTCTTCTCCTTCCAGAGTCCGTTGTCATAGAAATTCTTCACCATCTCAAACTTACTCTTCTTCGCCATGATCCTGTACCTCCTGTTCGTCCTCTTCCTGCTCCATCTCAATATCTGTCATCATAGCCAGATATTCAATGTCACTGTTTGCCTTTGCGATCTGTGCCTGCATAGCAGCGTTCTTCTGACGCTCCTTCACAAGCTGTTCTCTTGCACTGATAAATCCAAACATTTGCTTTCCCTCCATAAATTCTTATAATATTGATCCATACAGATAATAAGGTTGTGGCAATTTCTCCTTGCCCTCCTACCCGGAGATTTCCTTTTCTTGCTACTCTCATTACCTACATGGGCTTTCCAACTTTCATAACACCTGTCAACCTCTTCCTTCGTCATGTACCCTTGCTTTGCCCGCTCTACCAACTTCCGCAGCTTTCGCCGTTCGTGTGATAGCTTCTCAGGCAGTAGTGTCATGACTACCTTTCCAGTCTTTGTCAACCGGAAGCGGAAACCCAGAAACTTGATACCCTGAGTCACCTTGAAAAGCTGTGTTTTCTTCGGACTCAGTTTCAAACCTCTTGAAGATATCCAAGCGTCAATCTTTATCAAACACTCCTGTAAATAAGCCTTATCCTCATGGATGATAATGAAATCATCGTTGTACCGGACGTAGTGCTTAATATGAAGTTGCTCTTTTATAAAATGGTCGAAGTCATCTAAGACTGCTAACTGTATAAGCTGTGTCGTTTCTGAACCAAGACCCATGCCTACCTCTGGATCATCACCTTGATTGAAGCTGTCAATGATTCGCTTGATTTCTCCGTTCACCCATTCATCATTGACCCTCTTTGTTACCGCTGAGTAAGCCAGTTCATGAGAGGTGCTACCGAAGAAATTCTTCAAGTCTGCTTTGAATACCCACCCTTCCGTACCTTGTTTCCGGTAATATTTCTGTAGGTGGCAGATCAGCCTTTTCCTTGCGAACTCTGTTCCTCTCCCGTCCTGACAAGCACAGTTATCATAGATAAAAGATTTTGTCATGGTATCGTAAAAGTAGTTATCACATAGACTTCTCTGAAATACTCTGTCCTTGATTCTTGTACTTACAATGTCTCTTTCTTTTGGCTCATACACTTTGAACTGTGTATAAGCATCTAACTTGTATGTACCATTCTCCACGCTCTCCTTTAGCTTATGAACATTAACCAAACCATTCTTTACATACCCGGCTACACTATCTTTCCACATGACGTTGTTCTTGCAATGCTGCATAGCCCGGTACAGATTATCAAAGTCACAGACTTCATCTCTCACTTCGGATTCCATCATGTATACCCTCAAAGGTTTTTGCTACTTCATCCTCACGTCTTGCATTGATGACTGCGGTAGATGCAGATTCCACTTTGATACGCTCACCACTATCCAGAAGAGTCACCTTCAAGAAACGGGACTGCTTCGGAAAGACCTACCTGACGGGCATCAATAGATCGACACATGACCGTAGGGAATCGGGATTTATGCAAAAGGTTGATGATCTTCGTGTCGGCATTGGTCTGGACAAGTTTGCTCTCCGGGAAAATATCATAAAAATGATAGTCACTGGGAAGAGTCAGATATTCCAGACAACCAAGATAGAACGATTTAACAAGGTCATCACCTGTACCTTCCATAAGTGTTGCTCTGTCCGGGTACTTACCGGAAAGCATATTCGTGAAGTTGATACCTAACTGGGACTTCCCGGCTCTCTTCGGCATGGAGATGGATAGGAAGTCCAGTTTCCCGTCAAGAATCTCCTGATATGCGTCTACATATCTTCTCAGATAATGACGGCGGGGCTGATAGAACTTCTTGTCAAGTGGCTTGCCATACTCTACCGCTTGTAAGTAATCATCGAAGAAATGCTGTGCCCCGAAAAGAAGTGACCTGAACATCAGATCATCAAACTCTCTGGCTTCATCGAATTTCTGACTGCATACCGTCATACGCAGTCCCCATGAGATACGATTACGCAGTTCATGATTCCATGCGTGTGCGGTCTGGAAGTCAATCTTCTCATACTCTCGGCAGACAGCAAACATTTCTTCGTAAGCCGACCTGTCAAGTGGATTCCTTTCTATAGCTTCATAAATCTTCTGTTTCAATTTCAAATAATTCATAATAACCTCCTGAGAATAAAAAAAAAGGACTGTCAAAACGACAGTCCCATTGGACAAGCTGTAGCATCCCTACAGCCAAGTATTCAGTTAATCAATAAGTGGCAATCCGTTGTTATCCTTTAATCGTCCTCTCATGATTTTGATAATATCGAGCAGCCATCCTATAAACAAGAAGTTGAAGGTGAACATTGCAAGCAGACCTCTCATGAATCTTCCCACATAGAAATAGTGACCTCCGAACACTCCTGTAAAAATACAGAGTAATAACGCAGTTCTTTTCTTCTTATGACTGCTCAGATAAACACCTGTAGCCATACTTGATCCTCCTTATAAGTTCGCTAAAATTCTGAACGGCAGTCTGAACATCCAAAGGATAGGCATGATTATTACATAGTACACGATCTTCATAGATACCCAGAACATCAATCGGAAGCACAGCCACATGAAATAGCAAATACCCCACAGTAAATATAACATACTTATCCCTCACTTTCACCATCCAAAATCATCTCTTCATCTTCTGACTGTATGATGATCTGAAACTCCATTGCATCAGCCCACTTTATGAGTGTTTCTACAGTCATACCCATACCATCATTTCTTAGGAGAGTCTTACCGATACTGCCCTGACCGGAATAACCAAGTTCCTCAGCCAGTTTCCGTTGACTCCATCCTCTTTTAGAAAGCATGGTTTTTACACAATCTTTCACGGTCATAGCCGTCAGCCCTCCTTAATCAGACTTATTGGCGTATGCCTATTATGATAGACGTATGTCTATTATACTCCCTAACTTTTTATAGTATAGCTCTCTCTAAGAGAAGTTATAGCACTTGATAGACGTATGTCTATTTTTAATAGGCGTATGCCTATCATTTATTCTGAAATCTCAAATGTCTCACCAGTTGAATTGTCCGTAACAGTCAATGAACAATCCATCACCTTCAAGAAACGGATCAGCATAGAGATTTTCATATCACGATTAAGAGCCTGACTTACACCAGATTGGCTTTTCATTTCCATCTTCTCTCTCATTTCAGTCTGGGTGATTTCCTTCTGTGCCATGAGATTTTTAATTACTTCGTTAGCCTGCATTGTGCTACCTCCTTTCATGCTTACATGATATTATGATTTTATGATATTGTCAAGACCTTTTTAATTTTTGCGGAACTTTTGCACCTCACCCGCCCCGGCTGCCGGGGGTCTATTTCCCCCTCCGGGGGTATGCTGTCCCGGTGCTGCTGTCCTGTCACCAGATCACAAAAAAATATCATGTAATCATGATAAAATGCTTGACATTATCATGTATATATGATATCATGTAAACATGATAAAGAGATAGCAACGACAACTAAATAATTATAGGTTGTCAATGCTGCTGTACAGCAGGCAAGCCGCCCGGTGTACAGATTGCACAAATTGATAATTGAATATAGGAGGTCAAGTATTATGTATGATTACAGAGAAGCAATGACAGAGGATGTAAAAGAATGGATCAAAGAAAACATTGATTTGACAGAGTGGACAGAGGACAGAGAAGGACTTGAGCAACAGTTAAATGATGATCTTTGGACAGAGGACAGCATAACAGGAAATGCAAGCGGTTCTTATTATTGTAACTCTTACAATGCAGAGGAAAGCATAGCTCACAACTGGAATTTACTTAACGAAGCCCTTGACGAGTTCGGACAGAACAACATAAACGTTATTAAAAAGGGTGCTGAATGGGCAGATGTAACAATTCGTTGTTACCTTCTAGGGTCTATAATATCCGATGTATTAAACGAGATGGAAGAAAACGGGGACTTTGACGAGTCCGAAGAGTAACACACGTTGCCAGTTTAATCTTTTCGCCACTTCTATTTTTCATTCTTCAAAACCTCCTGTGTTAAGTTCATATA